ACAAGATTATGACCGGCACAACTACGCTGACGGATGTCACTCCCGGCTCATACACGATTACGGCCAATGATTGGAAGATCGTAAACTTTAACGACAAGGCTTACTTTTTCCAAAGAGGTTTTGACCCCTTGGTACATGACAATGCTAATGGCTTAAGGACGTTTAGCGTTGTAAACAGTAGTTCAACAAACGCTACATTTAAGTGTAACGAGGTGCTTGCTGCGTTTGGCAGGCTGTTTATTGCTGGCAATGCTACTAATGACACTATTATCTATTGGTCTGATTTATTGGATGGCACTAAGTTTACAGGCGGATCTAGCGGATCTATTGATGTATCAAAGGCTTGGCCTAACGGCGCAGACAAGATTGTTGCACTAGCTGCACATAACGACTTGCTTATTGTTTTTGGCGAACACAGCATTATTGCTTACTCAGGAGCGAGTAGCCCTGCAAGCATGGCAATCAGCGATACCGTGTCAGGTTTAGGTTGTATAGACAGAAAAACTGTACAGGCTATTGGTACTGATTTGCTGTTCTTGAGCGATGATGGCCTGCGCAGTCTAGGTAGGACAATACAAGAAAAGTCTCTGCCGATTTCTGACCTTAGCCGTAACGTAAAGCAAGACTTGATCGCTAAGTTAGCGGCTAAAACCAGCCCAGCTACTAGCGTATATAGCCCTGAAAACTACTTCTATCTACTAGGCTTGCCTGATAGCAACCTTGTTTACTGCTTTGATCTTAGAGGACGACTAGAGAACGGCTCATTCCGTGTAACCAAGTGGCCTAGTGTTGATTTTAAGAGCTTTGCTAGAGATCGTAATGGTGACATTTACATTGGCACGGTCGACGGTATTGGCACTTATGACGGCTTTGACGACAATAACTCGTCCTACATCTTTCGATATACCAGCCCCGGCCTGACATTTGACGATCCCTCAAAACTTAAGATTCTTAAGAAGATACGACCAACAATTATTGGTGGTAATGATGCAGATATTATCCTGAGCTGGACGTATGACTTCTCAGTTCAGGCCAACACCTCGAGGTTTAGGGTTGGCACATCCACGCCGGGGTTTTATGGCGTGTCAGAATATACGGCTGTTGAGTTTTCGCTTGGCGATCTGATCAGCCGCAAGTCTTTAAATTGTACGGGTAATGGCACTGTGATTACGGTAGGTTTGCAAACAGAAGTAAACGGTAGCTCTATATCCCTACAGGAAATGAATGTATTGGCGTTAATAGGTAAGACGCTGTAATGAATTTTAATGTGAGAGGAACGTACTAATGCCACAGCAACTTGAGGATACGTTTTCTAGCGATCCGGCGTTTGATGAGAGTATGCTTTATGGTGATGCCCCTAACCCAATGCTTGCAGCATTTGGTATTAGCCCTGACGCTGGTTCTGAATCTAGTTTTAACCTTGGCAACACAGTAAGCGGCTTGCTTGGTGGCATCCTAAACAATTTTGGGCCTATAGCATCTACTGCTGGCGGACTTGGGGCATTAACTGGGGCATATAGCAGGCTGGGTGATATTGGCGAACGAGCCTTGGCTGGTGCTGGCGGGATTGCTGAAGAAGCCTTTACGCGGTCGCAGTTCAAGCCATTTACTGTTACTACAGGCATGGGTTCTGGCATAGATGTTGGGGCCACAGGCGATGTTGCTGTTGGCTTAACACCTCAAGAAGAGGCTATTCAGCAGAGTATGCTTTCTGGCGCGCAACAGTTTACCCAACAAGCTATGGCCCCTACTGCACAGCGCGAGCAGGAAGTATTTGATCGAATTCGCGCAACTCAACTTGCTGAAGAAGAGCGTCAGCGTTTAGCTTTAGAGGAAAGATTATTCAATCAAGGCAGATTGGGCGTAAGAACCTCCATGTTTGGTGGTACACCAGAGCAACTGGCTTTGGCTAAGGCCCAAGAAGAAGCTCAGGCTAGGGCCTCGCTAGCGGCTATACAGCAGGCTCAGGCAGAGCAAATGCAGCAAGCTAAGTTAGGAACATCAATGCTAGGCGGGGCGTATGTGCCGGAAGCCCAAGCGCTGAACGCCCTGCAGCGTGGCTTGATGGCTTCTCAGCTAGCACAACGTGGTCAGCTATATGGCACTGGCTTATTTGGTGAAGCCTCTATAGCGGGCCTAGACGCTCTTCTAGGGTCAGGTATCGGTCAGGCAGAGCTTATGGGTAGGCTTGGCACTGGTTTGCTTGGCGGGGCTATACAAGGCTCAGGCAAAGGACAAGGCGGAATCATGGGTATTCTTAGCGAGATTGGCAGCCAAGCGGCTCCGCAAATCGGTGAATTTATTACTGGCACACTTTTCGGGAATTAATTATGGCTCTCAGACTTACCTCAACACAACGCCTTGCCAGTCCTGACTTTGGGGATGTGCAAGGTCTTGGAATGCTTATTGGATCAGGGCAGGCGGTTGCAAAGCAAAAGGCAAAAGAACAAGGAATGTTCTCTGATCTTAGCAAAGCTATATTTAGCGGTGACGCCGATCAGCTTTTGCAGGCATCTCAGCAGTTTGTGACAACCGATCCATCTCTTTCGATGCGTCTTGCTTCTCAAGCACAACAAATAAAAACAACGCAAAGAACTCAAGAAGGGGAGGGGGCGCTTGCGTATATTCAGGATCAAATGCGTCAAACCCTTCAGAGAGAGCTTACTGACAGCTTTACCGCTCAAGATCAACAGCAGCAGCTAAACAACCTTCAGGCGTCAGCCAACGCCGTTGCAGCTAACATCCAAGGAATTGACAGGCTTGCTACCGCAGGAATGTCCATGAATATGGAGAATGCTGTATTTCAACAGAAGGCGGCTAGACGGCAGGAGGAGCGGGCTGACGAAGGGTTGAGGCTGCGATTTGAAGGCCATGAGATGGCTCTTCAAAAACACCAAGAGTATATGGACACCGCTGATTACCGCGAGCAGATGCGAGGGTTTGAGGCAAATGAAGCTAATTACAATGCGGCTATCCGAGCGGCAAAGTCAATGCCGAACACGCCTGAGGCAAAAGCGGCGTTCCTTCAAAACGAAAACTTTTCTGGAATGGAGGGCGTCTGGGATGCCGTAAACGCTCAAAAGGAGTCTCAGAGGCTGCAGCTTGAGCAATTAGAAGCGGCCGCAGAAGACAATAAGTTTGACTATACAGACGAACAACTATTTGACCTGCTTGGTACCCCAGCGGACGAGAGAACGAATGATAGCCCAGCGGGGAAGGCCAATCTAAAAGCCCTAAAGCGGCTTCGCGCCCTCCCGCCTAAAAGGGCTAATGCTGTATTAGCATCGGCAGTGGAGTCCTCGTTTGGTAGAGCCAAGCCACCGCCTGCCGCCCTTGTTGGATTATTTAAAGATGCCGCAATGGCATACACGGCGGGCCAGATTTTTGCGTCAGACGAAGAAGAGGAGGGTCAGGCGGCTCAGCTTGCGCTAAAGGCCGCTCAGGCGTATATGCAGGCTGGCTCGGGCATGAACGCCTTCCAATCTGCGCTTGAGGTAATGGCTATGGAGGCTGAGGACGCAGGGAAGGGCAAACAACCAGAGTCCACGGCCGAACTGATAGAACAGCTACAACAGCTTGAAACAGAGTATCCCGACTAATACTTGAGGCCCCCACCAAATGGCAAGCGCAACTGTTGAAGCCTTTAAAATTTATCAGAACCTTAAAAATAAGAATGCCCCTCAAGAGGTTCTTGATAAGGCGCTGTCTATTGTTCAGCAGATAAACGCAGAGCAAGGCGGGTTTGGTGACGAAGACATTATGAGTAGGGAGGGCCGACAGGCCCGATCTGAGAAAAATGTTGAACAACTCGAATCAGCGGTTGCTGAGGCTGACTCAATAATTGATGGCCTTGTGAGCAAGGGCGCACCCGCAGAGGTAATAAGCAAGGCTCAAGAAATTCGCAGAAAGATTGCCGATCCTCTTGATGTTACGGAAGAGATTTACGCCAGCGGAGCAGCCGCTCTTGAGGGTGTTAGCGCTGGAATACTTGGGGATGAGTTCCGGGCAAAGACTATTAGCGCAATTACTGGCGTTGACTACGAAACCCAACTGGCCGAAGAACGCAGAATAGAGCGCGAGTTCTTTGACGATCACCCGGTTCTTGGGTACAGCATTCTTGTGGGAACCAGCCTAATACCTAGCTCAATGGCGTTGAAAGCTGTTGGGGTTGGCAAGACTGCGCTTGGCGGATTAGGTCGCGGTGCGGCTGTTGCTGGCACAGAAGGCGCGATATACGGCTTTGCTGAAGGCGAGGGCGGACTAGAAAACAGAATGGAAAGCGCCGTAAAAGCCGGTCTTATATCTGCGGGCATTGGAGGCGCGTTTGGCTCTATTGCGGGAAGGGCAGAGGGCAAGGCAATAGCCAGCAGAGAGGCTATTGAGCGCGCTGAGGCGGAAGA